CCCCGCTAAATTGCTGGGACTTGATGGCGGCTACTTTGGCCAGACCTGCGGCGACAGCTATACCCGCAGCAATTTGCGCCCGTATAGGTGCGTCCGGTGTAGGTACGGCAAGCTGTGAGGCGTAGGCTTTTTGAGCTGCGGTGTATGTGCTGACCAGCGTCTCAGCGATACTAATAGCCTTGTTCCTGTTGAAGGCTTTCTTTTGTCCCTCCTCGGTGTCCTTTTCAAAGGCTGTGTTGAGGTTCTTGAGTATGGAGAACGTACCCCCTACGGCTGCCGTCCGTAGTTCTTGGATTGCTTGCTGGTGGTTCTTTTCTAATTGTTCCCGCTTTTTTTGCTCCGCCAAACTGGCTTTGGTAGCCGCGTCGTCGGCTTCCTTTTGTGCAGCGACTTGCTTGTCAATCTCCGCTTGCTTGGCTGCCGTCCGACCTTGTTCCAGTGTGTTCAGCTTGTTGTTCAACGTCGTCTGCATCTCAAACGATTCCGTCTGCATATTCAACAAAGCCACCTGCAAATCTTTGCGTTTGTCAAAGTCCGCCTCCGTGCTTTCGGAGAGCGCCATTTGCTCGTTGTGGATGCGTAGCTCCTCTTGCGCATTCTTGAGGCGCTGGGCCATCAATCCCTTCTCGATGTCGATGGCCCTTTGTGCGGCGTCGATTCTTTCGTCAAAGGTTTTGGTCGTGTCCTCGGCAATCAGGTTGTATCGCTTGATCTCCTTTCTGCCCTCCGCAAAATCTACGGCCAGCTTGCGTTGACTTACTCTCAGCTCGTTCGAGCGTTGCGCCAATACTTGACTGGCTTGGGCGGCCTCGTAAATGGCCGGAGCCATGTCTATCACCGCGTCACGAAATATCATGGCGGGCGCGGTAGCAGGTAACAGACCCAAGGCACCGTCTGCAATCTGACCAAATCCCCTTTTTGCTGTTTCTGCCGCCGCGCTAAATTCCGACTCGAAGAGCAGGGCTATGGCCTCCCCAAGAAGTCCAAGCCCGTCGATGATGCTTTCTACTTGGTCCAGGACGTATACTTTCAGCATATTGCCGAAGCCCTCAATTGCTTGTTGTGGATTGATGAACAGCTGAACCAAGAACTCCCCAAGGTGTATGACCTTATCCATCAGGGCGTCCATGACGCCGCCTAGGGTGGCCATAGCCACGCGCAGCTCTTGCGACCCTCGCTCCGTGTTTTGGAAGTACGCAACGAGAGAACCCAAAGCGACGACCAGCGCACCCACGCCTGTGGAAATAATCGCACCGCGTAAAGTCCTCATACCTCGCACCATGCCCCGGATGCCAGTAATAGCCCCCTTGAACTTGCTCGGCATCCCACCGAGCAACCCGTTTAGCTGACCAAATGCGGCATTCCCAGCATCGCCGGCTGAATCCATGGAGTCCGTCAGCCCATCGACCTCAGTCTTGACCTGGTCGACCCCTGTTACTTTTACGTTGATTTCGTAATCCTGCGCCATTCCTTATTCCTTGGAGGACTTTCCGCCACCATGACGAGGCGCCCCACTCATAGTAACCATATAACTGGAGTGAATCGGGTGTCCCGCGTAGCTCGTATTCTGCCGCTATCGTCAACACGCGCGGCACGGCCTTACCTATCCCGTCGAGGTATTCCTTCATGCTACAAAATAGAAAACCCCGCCGAAGCGGGGCCGTCTGTTTGTATGTCGGAAAGGATCAAGAGTTCCATGACCGAGGACGCTTATCCACGTGGTACTTGCGGATGCCCCGTTCTGCGGCTTGGTAGCACTTCAGCTCCGTGTTTTCGCAGCAGCCAAACACCTGCGCTCCGTGGCTATTGTAAACAAACAACTCGTGGAGGGTGTATGGGCGGTGCATATCGGGGACCAAGGTCGGGACGTAGCGATAGGTCAGGTCCTCGGACTTCAGGGCTTCAATTTTTTCTGCGCGGGTCATGGTTACTTTGTTTTGTGCGTTGCTGATGGTGTAAAGATAGGCACAATCTTGAACCACACAAACTTTTATGCAATCTTTCTTCTTATTCCTGCAAAATAACCCGGTCATTCACGCCGGCAATGCGTCCGCCCGCCTCCGTCAAGAGAGCGTCCCGGAATTCGACTTCGTTGGTGGCGTACAAGCGGACCATATCCACCTCCAGATTCCAGTTCAGAATCTTGTCCGCCGTCCCTGTGACTTGGAACGTCATCACGCCCCCCGTTAGGGTAGCCGATAGGCCACGCGTCCCAGGGCTTCCGCTGGTGATTGTGGTCCCGGTCGTCTTGGTGAACGTCACGGAGCTATCGCGGCCATTGGCTAAGAATCGCCACGTCTCAAACTTCGAAGTAAAGGCCGTCCCCGCAGTACCGCCCACCGTGGTCGAGGAGACCTTCACCGTCCCGCTTGCTATGGTGTTCTCGTCCACCTTGATATCTGCGCCCAGTGGTGGAGTGGCGTCCGTGGGTGTGGCTCCTGTCGTCTCCGTCGATACGCTGAACTTATCGGTGATAGTTACGGACCCGCTTCCAGAATCTACGCTGGTGGTGCTGGTCCCCACCGGAGTCACCGGGCCGGGCGTGTCTCCGTTTGTGTTAGGTATAGGGTCTTGTGCGTCCGTGGGCGTATCGGGTACGGAGCCGCCTTCGTCGGAGTCTGGGTTTTGCCAGCGACACGTACTGCTGTCCTCGTCATAGAACAGGCCGAAGGATTCACAGCACTCAAGGCCGGGGTCTGTGGTTGTCGTCCCGTCTGCGTCGGTAAAGGTCACCGTGCCGTTGGCATTGGATTGCGTTGGTAGGTAGTCACACGGCCCCAGAGACTGCCGCCCAAGATCGCGCAGGAACTTGCACAACGTAGGCTCTCCCGTCCCCACTTGGTAGTTCGATATTTCCGTCAGCTTGTACGTGGCTCCTAAGATGTGGAAGCGGTCATTGAAGCGCACGTTGCGGATGTCCGAGGGGGTGAGGTTGAGAGACGCTTCAAACACCCGCGCATCGCTCGAATAAATGTCCGCCAGATAGGGCTGCCAATATGTTCGATAGTATCCGCCGAGTCCGGGAGGGTTGCCCGCAATTAATGGATTATCGGCGCTGAATGTTATGTCGGAATTGTTCCAAAACAGATGGCGCGAAGCGGCGGCCGATGGGCTGTCTTCATAGGGTGAACAGAATTGATATTGAGTCAATGACGAGCCCCCGATGTAAATGGTCGCCTGTGTGTTCTGTAGTCCGGTGGCGTGGAAGAGCTTGGGCGGTTGCGCCTTGGGTTTGACACCTACCCCGTCCTGCTCATAGGTGCGCGAAATCAGCACGTTGGGAAGCTCCGTGATGGGGTCGCCCTGCAAGGTGGGTACTGAGAAGACAAAGAACGGCGCGAAGATGGCCGTGTTCTTGAGCTCTCCCGTGGTGAACTCGTCGTCTATCTCTGTCGAATAAGTGCCATAGACGCGATTCAGGGTGGACGTCATATATGCGTTCCCTATGTCGCCGCTGTCTTTGTCACCAAACTCAATCCGCGCAGACTTCAGGGATGAGGTCGGGGAAAGGGTGCGCTCCTTGTCCAGGTCCAGCTTGTCGGTCCAGTAGGTATCTCCCCCGCCCGCAATCCAATCCACATAGGGCTCGATAAATAGCTTCTTCGGGTCGTCAGAACTGGCCTCAATTATCAGATTAAAGCGTTGGGCCAAATCAGCGAAGAACTCCTTTTGCTTGATGCGTGGCATGGCTTGCGGCACGAGCACCTGACCACCGGGCGCAAACGTGCACATAAATTGTGTGTATGCAAATTCGTCGGCTTGAATGCCTGTCCCGGTTACGTCTATCGACGTTCCCGCTTGCAACTGATTCTCTGGAAAGTAGAACTCTACCTGCACCGCTTGCGCGGCGGCGCAAACTGCCGAGGCCGACCAGTTGACCGTTATATCGTCCTCATCGGTGGTGAGGGTGAGCGTTGTGCTTCCGATGCTGGTTGCCCCTCGTGAGATGCGGGCGATGATATCGACGCTCTCCCCCGCTGCTGCATTGAGTAAACGAAAGCGAACCTTTGCCGCGAAGTGGTGCGTCCCGGATTGGGCGCATATGTACGCGTTGCTGTTTGTGTCGAAGTTGTCGTCCGTATCAAATCCCCCGTATAGGGTGGTGTTGTTCAGCGGGATAGTGTTCCATTGGTCTTCGTCCGCGTTGGTGTAGTCGTTCAAAGAGATGAAACACACCGCCCGGCATTGCCCCGCAGCGGTAGCCGCCACCCTTTCGGAGTGGTCGCCCAGCGTCATATAGATGGACTTGAAGTAATCCGAATCGAAGAAGGCCGAGGTGTAGTAGAAGCCGTTTTGTTCAATGATTAAGCGCACAACCTCAAACAGCCGAATGGACGGCTTGAGCATCTCGGCAAACAATCCCGTCTCCAGCGCGTTGGCATCAAGCAAACCATAACCCGCTTGACCTACAAGGGGCTGAGAGTCTGCCCGTAGGCCGTGATCGGCGAGCGGCACAATGACGGTCCCCGGTTCTATGGATGAAGAAACGCAGATATTGTTGTCCAGGTCTTGCGAGGCGATGACCTTGGCGGACGTTTGGTTGTAGTTGTATCCCGTCGTGTATTGGCCGGGAGAGCTCTTGAACGCGTCACGTATGAGCTTGTTGCCCATCTCCGCAAAGAGGTCGGCTACATCGCCGAGGACGTTGACTTCGTACACCTCAGCCATAAGCCTCACGGCTCGGAGTTGCATGGCCCCACGGATGACCTGGACGCCATCCTCAAAGAGTAGGACTTCAGTCTTTTGCGTAGGGTCGAAGTCCCCGTCGGAAAGGGTCACCTCGTAGAAGTGCGCAAAGAATTGGTTGTTGATATCCGTGAACGGGAGGCGGAAGGTCTGCGAGTACGGCGCATGGCGTTGCATCGTCTCCCCCGGTTTGGCCACGGCTAAATTGAGGGAGATAGACGGAGAGCCTTCGAGGTCGAGCGTGGCTTGCTCCTGCGTTTCTTGGCTGAGGGCTACGAGGCGGATCACTTTAGGCGGGGTCTGTTGCTTAGGCGCAAGGTGAACGAGTAGGAGATGAGCTGCTCATTGACTCCGGTCTTAAAGAGGTACTCCGAGCCGGTGACATGGACGGGAATAAGGTCGGTTCCTTCGATGGTAAACACAGCCCGCGATACCGCAATGTCCCGTAAATGCTGGTTGTAGCCTTCATCTACGTAGTCGGTAGAGACTCGAACTTCTTTCTCTGCGCTGACGTTGGTGGTGGTCACGCCCCTTTCATATCCGGTGTAGTTCCAATCGGTGGAGCCGCTGACGCTGTCCCAGTTTCCGCGCGGTCGGTTGTATGTGCTCCGCTCGATGGAGGTCAAGCGCTCGGAGCTACGCTGATCGAAGTTGAAGCAATCCCACCCCCCGTGACGATTCAAGAAAAGCAATTGTTTGCGGGCGTACTTACTGCACCCCTTGTCGATGGTGAAGCGATGCACTACCGAGTCCTGAAAGGATTGGCTAACGCTGGCCGAAGCGGATGCGTACACCTCATAATAAGCCAGGTCGGAGGAGGTGATGAGCGTGGTGAGGTTGGTATTTCCTGCCGCGCTTGCGTGCTCCTCTAAGTTGGCCGGACCACATCCCAAGTATTGCACCGCTTGAGCGTCAGAGGCCGGAGCCAAGACGCCACCAACGGCGGCGATGTCGATGATGGCTGTGGCGATGGTGGTCCCGTCGGCTTGGTATCCTCGGACGATGAAGTGTGTGGCCGTCATGCCCTCAGCTCCGTAAGCCATTACGTACCCCTGCTCGGTTCCTATGCGATGCTCTCGGACCTTGCCAAAGGTTGCACCGAATCCAGCATCTACCCCAAGACTGGGCGCGGAGCTCATGAAGTTGTCTGTCGGGGCGTTCATTTGAAAGCGGCCATCCCCACGGGCGTATGCTTCGCCCTCATTGATGAACTCGTCGCGGAAGGCAAAGAATGTCGTGTCGTCTTCGTTGAGCGATTCTACGGGCGCACTGGTGGCTGTCGTGGCGTTCTCATGGCCAAGCTCTAAAGTGAACTCACGGGCGGGTTGTTGCTGGTAGCTTGTGCCGATGACGTCGGCAGGGTCGAAGCCGGTCCGGCCCAACGTGAGGACATTGGCAGCGGTGGAGTTGGAGTTGACCACGTTCGGCCCGATGTAGTCGTCGCAGATGCGCCCGATGTCAAAGACCGCCGAGAGGTTCGTATTGCTCAGTGGGTGCGTCTTCAGTGTGGCCACGGTAGCCCCGCCCACCTTCACCACCAAGATGAAGCGATACTTGTAGTATGTCCCCGCTACGGTCTCCCTCACCTGGATGATGAGCGGATCGGCTGTCGATTGGTAGTCGGTAGCGTTGGGGATAAATTCAAACTGGGCCGCCATTGAGTAAGAGTTTTATTACGTTGCCTATATCGTCCGCCACGGCCTTCTCCAATTTCAGCCGGTATTTCTTCAGCGTCCGGTCGTAAGCGTTCGTGAAGAAATAGGAGGGCTTGATGCCGGTTTGATATATGGAGCGCGAGATGGCGAACACCATGCCCTTGCGAGAGGCGAAGCGACCCCCAGCCCCGCGTGGGGCGATGCCTTTCTTGACGACCCATTTATCGATAGCCGGACGCAACCCACCCGACGGACCCGATCCCGTCCCAAACTTAAACGGCGAGCGTGGGGCCTTAGCCGAGGACAGCGCGCCCCGTACCCCCTCGTCTACAAATCCGGCGTAGTCGGCCCCCGGAAAGCTGAAGCGTAGGTTCAGGCTCTTCTCATTGCGGCTTACGCTCTGCTCGTATTTAATGGAGTTGTAGAGGTTGCCGGTGACCACCTTGCCCCGTGCCTTGAGGG